AACCGCGTGCGGCCCGGCCCCGGGCCCTGTGAAGGCGCGGCCGGTTGCTCCGTGCGCTTTTGCTGCATGCGGTTTTTCCACGCCTGGTGCCGTGAGCGTGGGAAATTGCCTTGGCTGCCTGGCGACAGAAAATACTCGCCCGCGATTTTTCGCTGCAACATGTACTGACCGCTTTGCACGCGGCGTTCGGCAAACATATTGCGGCCGTTGGACGCGTTGTCGGTGGCAAAGTTGGACTCGTTGCCGCCGGCCAGCGCGCCGCCTAGTGCAGCCTCGGCACGCTGACGAATTTCGGGCCTGTTGAGCGAACGCGGGTCGTATCCCTCGTAGTAACCGCCCTCGCTGGTCAGGCGCGCCTCCTGCGCGAGCGAGTGGCCGGCAATGGATGCGCGATTCATCATGGACTCAATGACGGCTTGCGCCGCCTTCGGGTCTTTGTTTTCGCCCATGGCGATGCCAAGCACCCGTTCGCGCAGCGCCGGATCGTTGGCCAATTCCTTTTCAAATTTTTCGCGGTCTTTTTTCAGGTTCGCGGTCACGTCAGCGTCACCGCCCGATCCAGGCCCCGGGTCATCCGTGGTTGGCGAACTTGACGGCGAGTGCCCAGGCCCCGCATGCCGGCCAGGTCCGACGTGTCCAAGCTGGCCGCCGCGCATGATGCGCCCAATCATGCCGCCGCCCAGCAAACCGCCCAGCACTCGGCCAATGTTGCCGCCGCCCAGGATGCGGCCCAGCAGCCCGCCGCCGAGGCCGCCGAGTCCACCGCGCAGCAGCCCACCAAGCAGCCCGCCAGGCCCACCACGCAGCAGCCCGCCCAGCAGCCCGCCGCCGCCCAGCAGCCCGCCAAGCAGACCACCGACACCACCGACACCACCGCCACCGCCGGCACCGTCGCCGCCTGGCGCAGTGAGGCCAGGCAGGCCACCAAGGCCGCCCATCGTCACGCCGCCGCCGCCGCGCTGCGTTTGGTTGAGCAATTTCAATTGCTCCAACATTTCTTTGCTGATCGCGATCTGTTCGGCGCAACAGGCATCTTGCGCCATCGCTGCAGCGCCAACGCCGCGGCGCCGGTTCTGCGATGAAAATTCCCAATCGCCGCCGGCACCGCCTGGTGCGCTCATTGGCGCCGCTGCAGGGCCGCCACCGAACATGCGATCCCACAAATCGCCGTAAAACTTTCGCGCACGCAAAGTTGGTTCGGCGTTCCAGAATTTGTTGGCGCCGCCGGTGATCGCATCGGTGGCGCCCGTGCGATTGCCCACGCCGCCGATCACGTCGGCAATCGCGCCGCCGGCATTGCCAATCGCCAGGTTGCCGACGATGGACGCCAGGCGTGGGTGCTTGTTGAACAGATCAATGATGCGCGTCAGCATGCTGTTGATGCCGTCAACCACAATGCCGATGGCGCGCACAAACGATTCCAATTTGCCGCCGAACAGTTGCTGCAGCAAACTGCCAATGCTTGAGCTCATTTTGTGCCAGGACACGGCCAGGTGATCGAACGCCGAATTGAGTCGTTCGGATCGAATCAACGCCTGTTCGTCGCGGCGCTTTTCCGCCTCGGTTCGCTCGCGCTGCAATTCCTTGACGCGTTCGAGGTTGCGTGTCTGCAGCAACTGTTCCTGGAACGAACGCCGCGCGTCGGCCGCACGAGCTCGTGCAAGGGCGTCCGAGTCGCCCTCGGCCCGCGCACGCCGATACATGTTTTCTTCAATCTGCTTGCCGCCCTGGACGGCAAAATTGATCATGTCAACGTACGTTTTAATTCCCGCAATCTGCTGTTCCATAGCCTGGCGCTGATTCGGGTCCAGGCCGGCGCCCTGCAGCAGCGACATGCGCAGTTGGCTAAAGCCTGGTTTGTTCAATTCGTAAAACGCGCGGGCAATCGCCTCGGCATTCTCTTTGGCGTTTTCCAAACCAAGGCCGGCGCGCTGCTGCAGTTCAATAAACGCTTTCATGTCGGACATGCCGACACCCAGCCGCCTGGCCGCGTTGCCCATTTCCTCGGTGGCTTTGGAAAAATCCTTAATCTTGCTGTACGCCAACGCGTACGCGGTCGCCACAGCGGTCACACCCAGCGCCACAATACCCAGCCGGCCGGCCAGGGGCAGCAGCCTGGTGCTGGTCGCCTCGATTCCCTCGCCCAGTGGTTTCCACACAGCGCCAAGTTCTTTGGCGTGTTTGGTGATTTCACCGAACGCGTTGGACAGTTCTTTGCCGCCCAACGCTTTCAAAATGCCCTGGACTTTCTTTTCCAGGTCACCCAGCTTGTTGACGTGCTCGTTGAGTTTGGACCCGTCAGCGCCGCCGCCAACGTCTTTAACGCCCTGACTTATCTTTGCCAGTTCGGCCGAGGCATTGCCGCTTACGTTGACGACAAGCTGTAGTTCCTCATATTCAGTCGCCATCTATGCCCTCGGTGTGCGCACGCCGAATTTCAGCGATCTGCTGCGTGCGCATCATGTGCGTTTGCACTTGCGACAGCGGCATTGCCAAAAAAACCTCAGGCGATTGGTGATACCATTGCGCCAGCCAGTAGCAATCAAGGACGAGTCCCGCGTCCTCGCCTACCACCACGCCTCCGGGTCCGGTAGAAAAAAACGGCGCAATCGGTACGCGCAGCTATTCCAATCCCGTGGGTCCATTCGTTCCAGGATCGGAGAAAGCACGCCCGACAGCGCCGCCATCATCAGTGTCATTTTGCGCTCATCCATCAGAATGTCGCCGTTCTGATCGACACGCACCGGGTTGCCATATCGGTTGATATCGCCGCCGGTTGGTTCGCGAAACGTGAGCTCGCGCAACTCGTCGCCCTGCTGGGTGCGGATCGGCTTGTGAATCAGCCGCACCTTGATCGGCCATTCGTCCGACAGCACCGGCGTTGGCACCTCGTCCGTGGGCGCAGGTGCCGGCGCTGGCGCTGGCGCCTCGGCCACATCGGGCTTGGGCGGATCGGCCTTGGCTTGGTGCTTGGTCTGGTCGGGCTGGAAACCCTCGCGAATGGGGCGAACCGGATTTTGCTGCGCCATGCTTTCACCCCACGCCGGTGATGTTCATTTCGTCGCACGTGACGCCCTCCCAGCGCACGCGCACCTGGCCGTCACGGGTATTGTTTTCAAACCCGCCTTTGCACGTGGCCTGGGCCAGCGTGTACTGCTTGCCGTTGGCCAACTGTGCGATCACGGTCACGTCCACCTGGTTCACCAAATCTTCCAGGTTCAAGTCGCGCACCGTGGAAATGTCGCCCTCGATGTACGGCACGCGCGGCAATTCCTGATAGCCGTGCACACCATCCTGCCCCGCGATCATCGTGCGCTCGACGGGGCTGGGCGAAACGGTGAAGTTGCCCCGCAGGGCGAGTTGATCGCCATTCACAAACAGGAATGCGATCCCGGCAAATCGCTGGGCCATCGTTTTTACTCCGAGTTATGCAGGGGGGAAGCTGGGGCCGGTCAGGTGACTTGCGACACCACGCCGGTGAAACCAACCGTTGGGCCGGTAATCAGCGTGTCCACGCCGCGGTCGTACTGCAGGCGGAATTGCGCGAGCACAGCGAACACGCGCAACTGATTGATCAAATCTGGGGGGAATAGGCAATTCAGCCTATTCGGGTCGTTCGGATCGCGTTCCACCAGCAGATTGTTTTTGAACGCCTGCGCATTCTCGCAAAGCCCGTTGAACTCATCGATGCGATACTGCGCGATCAGTTCGGCTTTGATGATCGATGGCGTAACGATGGCCTGGCCCGGGCCAAACCTCGTGCCGTCGTCGGCCAGCTTGCAGCGCGGATAACGCGACGTGATCAGTTGCCGCTGGTTGCGCAGCAACTTGGCGAGCGTGGCCAGCGTGGTCACGAGCTCGTACGCGTCGTCGCTTTGGCCGTACAGATTCAGCCGGTACGTGGTTTGCTCGCGTGCGATCATCGGCTGGTTGTCGCTGCCTGGTTTTTGGATGGCCAGGCCGTTGGACGCCAGGCCGTTCCATTCCACAAAGTCAAACCGGTCCTCGCCGTGGGCCAGCTTGATCTGGTTCAACGACAGCGTTTGCAGCGGGCGCGCCGGATCGTTCACCAGGGCGCGCTGCGCCTTGGCCGTATAGGCCGCGGTCCACTCGTACACCGGCGTGGGGCTGCCCACCTCCACCGACATGATGGACATGACGCCGGAATTTTGCGTGTTGCCGAACGTCACCAGGTCGGCGTACGTGCCACGCTTGGCCGAAAACACGTGACCGAACAGTTGCCGCTGCCATCCCCACCGGCCGGTGTCCTCGAACGAAAATTCCTGTTCCCAGGCCAGCAGCGACGTGGAGTCGGTGTAGGGCATGGCCACGTATTCGAACGGCATTTCGCCCAGGGCGGCAATCGCCGGATCGAAATCCGGCGTGCCCACGCCACCGGTGAGGAACGTGGCCGTGTTGGCCATGAACGTCAGGCCAGGCGGCAGCGTTTCGCCGCCGATGGCGCCGTAATAGTTGATGCTGATGGGAATGTCGTTGCCGCTCACGCCATCCCACACGCAGGTGAACGTCACCGTGTCGGTCACCGCCGCCGCGGTCACAGGCAGGTCCAGGTTGTCGTTCACCGCGTCCGCAATGGCCGTGGCAATCGCGTCCTTGGTGTCGGTGGCCCTGATGTTGACCGGCACGTGATCGCCGCCGACGTACAGGTGGATTGTGCCGGCGTCCGTGGGCGCCGTCATGATCTGCACGCTGCCGCTCGCCGCCGTGCCGGCGGCCGAGGCTGGCACGCCAAGGCCCCACACCTCGTTCGCGAAGTTGTTCGCGAAAAAAGCCTTGAACATGCGCGCGAGCTCAGACCCCTGACCATAGTGCGCGTCGGCCTGGGCCTGCGATCCGATGGCAATCGGCACGTTGGGCGCAGCATCGCCGGTGTCCAGCATGGTGCCGACAAGCAGCGCACGCAGCCCGATCTGCGGCAGGCCCGCTTTCGACGGGTCCACCTCCACCCAGTACAACGGCACTTTGATGTTGGCCGGGATTTGCGAGAAAGAAATCGGCATGGCTTGGCCTCCTGTTGCGCGTGCGATGCCATGCCGGCGCTATGCGCGCCGGGTGCGGGTCGCTGTTGCGGTTGAACGGGCTGTGGGAGTCGGGTGCGCTATGCGCCGGCAGCTTCGGCTGATCGGTGCCGGCGATGTTCGCGGGCGTGCTCGCCCACCACTTTCACGGACCCGTCAGCGATGCGGCGATTGGTGAACCGATCATGCGGCCATTCGGCCGATCCGCTCGCCGGAAACTTGGCGCCGTTGGGATGGTGCAGCGTGGCGCGATATTCATCCTTGGTCGGTTCCACGCGCACCAAACCCACCTTGGGCCGCAGGTTCGCGATTGCGTCCTTGCGCGCCTTGGTGCGCCGCGTGCGTTCCTGCAGTCCTTTGTTGTCGCTCATTGCTGACTCCCTTTGCAGCCGTGAACTCGTATTCGGTGATGATCCGTTGCACCTCGCTGCCATCCGGCACCGTGCCGTCACTCGTGGGCACGGACTCCTGATGGATGCGCAGCAAATCGTCGGTGATGACGGGGCCATACTCCGCGCGGTAAACGATGGTCGCGACGTATTGCAATTCGCCGTAAGGCAACTCGCCGTTTAGACCTGGCGGGCCCCACACGTGCACGCGCCGGCCGCGGTCCACCGCTTCAATGCGCGTGTCATCGGGCATGTCCGACTCGATAAAATTGGTCAGCCTCGGATCGCGCCACAGCCCGTTCATGATCGCCCAAAAAGCGGCGTCCAGTTTCGTTTCGGCCGCCACCGGGTCGTTGTTGTCAATGATCACCTGCCAACCGATTTGCAGCCGGTGAATGAAACGAATCTGCCCGGCGTTGGCATCACCGTCAGGCGTCATGTCCTCGGCAACGATGTAAACGCCAAGGTACGGAATCTGCTGGTTCTGCACCGGCAACTGTTTGCTGCGGCGTGAAAAGAATCCCTGGAAAAAAGGCAGCAGCACCGTTTTGGCAAACAGCGCATCGCGAATGACCTGGGAATAACTTTGCGTGTCGGTCACGCCGCGCGGATTTACGGTGCCGGTGGCAGCCATTTGCGCAGCACCAGCGTGGTTTCGCCGCCGCCATTCGTGCTCGTGTTGGTCACCTCGAACTCGCCTTCGGCCGGGCCGGCATCGGCGGCATCGATCACCAGGCGGTCCATCTGTTGCGGCAGCACCGGAAATTCCACCTCGCGAATGTCCAGGATGGTTTGCTGGTCGGACAACAGCGCACCGTCCAACCCGATCACGTCCAACGCCCTGGTGCTGAAAATCCCGCGGCCGAGGTAGGCGCCGCCGCCAGGCTGTGACGCGTATGGATAGAACGTCACCGGCCTGGCGAACATGTCGTAATTGGGCGAGTACACCAGCGCGGAAAAATTGACGCCGCCGCCTTCACCAAAATTCGCCATGTCACACCTGCAGCCGCACATAGTGCATCAACAGGGCGTTGGCGGTGGGCGATAGAATTACGCTCATTCCGCCCTTGGACGCGTTCGCGCCCGTCGCGGCCGTGTCGTAAAACTGCACGCGCGACTCCTTGTGGGTCAGCGAGCGTATGCCACTCATGCCGATGGCACGCACATAGGCTTGTTCCTCGCGCACCAGCAATTCGCACGCCTGTTTGAGTGCCGGCGGCGCCTCGTCGGGCAAGTCGTAACCGCCCGTATAGGTCACCACGATTGGTTCGCTGCGTGAGGCGAACAATTCCAGCTTGCCGGATTTTTCCTCGAACTCGTACGTGCTGGGGTCCATCACCGTGCCGCGCGGGCACTCCACCGACTCAATGTCGGACTCGGCGGCCGGCCAGTGACTCAGGAATACCCGGCGCGATCCCAGGCAGCGCCAGGTTTCGCGCACCTTTTCTTTGGCGAACACCCGATTGCACAGCGTGCTGATCACGTCGGAATAACGGGTGATCAGTTCCTGCAGCGTTTGATCCTGCGTGGCATCGGTGTCGGATATGCCCAGCATGTGTTTGAGCTCGTCCAGCGACAGCAAATCGAACGTGTCGGCCGGTTCGAGAATCTTAATGATGATATCGGCCATCACTGCGCCTCGGCATGGAATTGCTCGAACAGGCCGCGCAGCGCCAGCGGCGGGGCCTCGCTGTGGTCCGACATAAGCGGCGTGGCTGTGTACGCTTCGCGGTCGATTGCCCAACCGACGATGGCCGGCGCAGCATCACCAGGCGCGCCGTGCTCGCCGCGCTCGCCACGGTCACCCTTGGGGCCAGGCCGGCCAGGCTTGCCGGCCGACGCGATCAGTTGCCAATCCGGCCCCGGGCAGATGCCGGGCGAGTCCTTGCGCGCGATGAAGCTGGACCCATTGAGGGCCACGATATCGAGGTGCTGATATTTTTCCGCTTCGCTGTGGGTGCCACGAATTGTTGGCGTGCGCGCATCTGCGCCAGCAGCAGCGATACAGGTCCAATCGGCGTGAGGGGGTTGGTGCCCCGTATCTTTTCCAGCCTGGTACGTGGCGCCAGCATGTACAACCATTTCGCCAGCGTAATGGACCTGACCGGCCGCATAGAGTCGGGCAGCAGTGATGTGGCCCATGGGGCCGGTATCGCCGCGTTCGCCGCGTTCGCCGCGTTCGCCGGCTGGGCCAGACTCGCCGCGCTCGCCCGCGGCGCCGCGCTCGCCTTGTGGGCCGCGCTCGCCTGGCCCGCCAGCGGGGCCGCGTTCACCAGGCGCGCCCACGGCACCTTGCCCGCCAACCTCGCCACGTTCACCGGCCGGCCCCACGGGCCCAGCTTGTCCGCACTCGCCTGGCGGGCCAACGGGCCCAGCCTCGCCGCGTTCGCCTTGTTCGCCGCGTTCGCCTCGCTCACCCTGTGCTCCCTGTTCGCCTGGCGGGCCCGGCCCGCCGCACTCGCCGCGTGGGCCGGGCTCACCTTGGGGGCCTGCACCTCCGGGCTCACCGGATTTGATCGTGGCCAGGTGCGCGGCCACGAGCTCGCGCACGTCGGCACGGATTTGCGCCACCTCGCTGCGCAGCGTGGCAATGGTCGCCTGTGCCTGCGCCTGCGCGGCCTGGGCTTGCGCCTCGAATACTGCGCGCTCGCGATCCCACGCGCGTTGCTGTTCGTCCAGAACGCCGGCCAGCGCCTCGCGCCAGGCTTCAAGCAGACATTCGGCCGCGTATGCGGGAGGCGCTGGCAAGGATTCGTCGGATTTCCCGTTGAACGTCATCGCGCGACACCTTTTGATCTGCCGGCGCATTGTCGG